CTACTATCACCCTTCCAGCTGAAATGGGGCGGATTTACCCAGATGAAAAACTCTCTAATATCCAAGAGAAACCACAGTAATTACCAACATTCCAAACTCCTTTGAATTTAATTTCAATTTCTACTTCATCAGTTTGTTTACATGATTGAATAGGACGTCCTTTGACGTTGCACATCACTCTCCTATAACGAAATGGTACCTTCACAGTAAGAATATTTCCATCGAGAGGATTATCAATATTTGTATTTGTAAGTAAGTGCCATTTATTTGTATGCATTCGTTCTATAATTTCCGAGACTTTAGCAGGAATTATATAACGGATATACTTTTTAGAATTGAAATCGTACATGGGTTCATGAACTTTAGCCACAAACTTCATTGATCTCTATTACGATATACTAAAATTAAAACTATAAGTAACACGAGAATGAAAAGTAGGACTTGTGTGAGAAGTAGAGGTTTTAGTGGTTTTCTTGTACCAAAACATTCATGACTTAGGGCTCTAGATACCTCAGTACCGGCTTCAATACTCGAGTATGGAGTTTCACGAGGAGACATCATACCACACATCGCAACTTTAGGACATTTACCAAAGAATGGGAGTTGACCATGAAGGCTGAGAACCCCAGAGGACTGAGAAAAGGACCATCTCTCCTTTTCTACCTCCCACTCTGCACCCCAACCAATTCGCATATCAACAGGTTCGGGTAAACCAAGTTGTTTTACAACTTCTTCTTTTATGGTTTCGGGATTGGAAGTTAATATTTCTTCGCTGAGGTCACATATGACACATGATATGGTATTGGTACCGAATAGAACTTTAGGTTGTAAGTTCCATTTAGTTTGAGTTGCTATTTCAAGATCCGTTTTCATGACTGGTGTTTCGTCATAATCGATAAGAACATTGATAGCACCATACGTACTTCCTTGTAATTTTTTGGTAGCGTCAGGACCCCAATTATCACCTAAAAACTTCATAGCTGGACTGTTATCTAGACACAAAAAGAGCATTCCATCATCAACAGTTCTTTCATCTGAAAATGTAGCCACAAAGTCATCTTCACCATATTCAACATTCATCAATTCTGTACCAAAAATAAAATTGGCACCGGCGTTGATGAGTGCTTCTTCCATAGCATCACACATTACTTTACCTGACACCTTCTGTGTATACATTTGAGAAAGTGCGGTATGGTCTAAATTTTTTACAAACTCGTACGCTGTCATGACATCCCATGTAACCCCATCCATGATAAGTGGAAAATGTTCAATATATTTTTTACCCTTCTCACTTAGAGACCCTACTGCGTCTTTTAGAGATATACCCTTAAATTTTTGAGGTTGCGCAAGCACTCGAGAGAAAAGAGAAATAAGAGTTCCGTAATCTTTTACACCTAAAGATTTGAAAGCAAAATCAAAATGACCCATACGTTCAACTGGTTGGAACATTTCATTCCAATCGATGTTCATTTCAGAAAATAGCGACTGTGTATTAACAAATGCTTTATCAAACACAATTCTATGTGCGTGAAGATCCCGTGTTTCCACATCGGGCTCCCACCAAGAACCACCAGCTGAAACCTTCCTATCATATATAGTGATATCATGGTCTCCTGATCTAAGTATTTCCCATGCGAGAGACATTCCTGTTGGACCTGCTCCGATTATATGAATCTTCATTCTATCTTTAGCTTATAGAAAAAATCCAAGGGTAATGTAGGATATGTTGAGTATAGCCAATATGAAGGTGCCAACTGTCAAGTTGGCGCCAAATCAAAAGGTAAAAACATGGAAATTCGCAGCTAAATATTTATGGAAGGAGCGTTTTACTGAGGATAAAGCTGAGCTTGGTCGATGGACTAGAGATGAACTCTTAAACCTTGGACCTACATTTGTAAAATTAGGACAGATAGCGTCCACAAGAGGAGACCTCTATCCACCAGAATTTACCAAAGAACTCGAATCTCTACAAGATAATGTACCACCATTTGATTTTAATCTTGTAAAAGATGTTGTAAATAGAGATATATTCAAAGATTTTGATGAGATTCCATTTAAATCAGCTAGTATTGGACAGGTACATAAAGCTACTCTTCAAAATGGTAAAAAAGTTGTTGTAAAATTGAAAAGACCAGGAATCCTAGACATCATGAAATCAGATACAAACAATGTTAAAAAGATATTGGATTTTATTCAGTCAATAGGTGTTGACACTGGTTCTAGTTCTGAATTTGTTCTCAATGATTCTATCGAGTATCTTCTTGGAGAGGCCGATTACAGGCAAGAAGTTGAAAATGCGATTAAGTTTAGAAGGAGTTTGAAAGGGATTGATTGGATAAAAGTTCCTTATATGTATAAAAAGTATTGTACCGATGATATGATTGTAATGGAGTATGTAGAGGCTGATAAGATTACAGAGATCAAAAATAAGAGAATCAATAGGAAGAAGGTGTGTGAGGCACTTGTTAATTCATATGTGATTCAAACTATGGATGGTGGGTTATTTCATGGTGATCCACATCCAGGTAATCTAGCTATTTCAAAAGATGGTAAATTGGTGTTTTACGATTTTGGTCTATTAATTGAATTAAATGATGAATTGAAGCAGGGTTTCGCAGACTTATTCGGTTGTATTATAAAACGAGATACAAAAGGAGTTGTTCAAATATTAATTAAACTGGGTGTCATTGTACCAACATCTTCAGACGTCAGTGATATTGAAATATTTTTTGAAACTATCCTGGGATATTTAGAGACCCTTGACGGTGGTGCTATCATGAACGATGAGCTTGCGGCCGAACTTGCAATGGAAAAACCATTTGTTGTACCAACAAGTTTTGTATATTTAGCAAAATCATTTTCCCTAATTGAAGGGATATGTCTCCAACTTGACCCAGATTTTGATTATTTCACATACCTAGAACCAATGATTCAAGAGCAGTTTTTAGAGTCTCTTGATATAAGTGAAATCATCATGAATACCACAGAAATCCCATCTAAAATTGGAAAAATAAATTCGACTGTTCTCGGCCTTGAGAGGTCGAGAGCAGCGATGAAAAGATCAATGATTAAAACACGACAGGAGATACGGATAGTTCAATACAGTGTGATATGTGCTTTATTAGCTGAGAGGTTTAACGGGACACCAATTGCTGCTATACTCGTTGGAATTGCTATTTGGATTACTTTTCGTAAAGATCGATCTCTTTAGCGTTGCTCTTCTTCTTCTTAGTCTTCTTCTCATCCTTCTTGATAACATCTTGATGTTCCTTGAACATTTCTTGAACACGCTTGCGCTCGTCACGGGCGATGTCACCAATCTTGTCCTTAATTTTGTCTACCTCAGTCTTTCGTTGTTTTTGGATTTTCTTGCCTATCTTTTTGAAGTCGTCAGATTTGGCGAACCATGTGGGGGATGCAGTAATAGCGAACATAGTGTTTGTTGTATTTTAAGGACATTTAATTTTTAACCGTTTTATTTTTTCTAGAAACTCTCTCTTTTCACCTGGAGATTCAATTTCTTTACCAGAGTTTATAGCTTCAATTTCGGGCCCTGTCAACTGCATCGCGTTTACACGAAAGTCCATGAATGCCTCCATAGAGTGGGGTACTAGGGGTTGGACGAGTTCATAGATGGCTGTGGCATAGTCGCGAATCTCCTTTTGAGCGTGATGATCCATTCTCAATTGCAAGAAATGCATGAGATTGTGGAGGTCCATCTTCCACACGAAAGAAGTGTATGTCGATTGGGGGAGAACACCTCGCGCCTGTTCCCTACATACACCCTTTTCAAGCAACTGTTCATACAATTTAAACGCATGCTTGTACTGTTCGGAAAGAGCTCGATTCAACTCATCGTCTAGTTCCACAACACCTTCTGATCCTTGATGATTTACAGCAGACTGTCCACGTAGGACTTCTGGCTCGTAATACTCTTCATCAACGATAGAATACCTGGCGGACATCTCATTCACAGATGCGGTTCGATGCCTGAGCCATTGACGAGCGATGTAAAGGGGTGCCTTGATACGAAACTTGAAAACAACGAGTTCTAGGGGTGAAGTATGCCAATTGCGGACGAGGTACCTAATAAGACCTCGATCACCACGAGTGGTCTTAGTACCTGTTTGATAACTCACACGAGCACCATCAACTATGGCCTTATCCAGATTCTCTTGGGGCATATGGTCCACGAGTTCGACAAATCCATGATCTAATACTTTCTTCATTATATAAATCTATCCGTTCAAATCTTTAATAATCACAACTATCATCGAATGGAACCTCTCCACAAAAATCGTACAACTCATAAAGTTTCTCTTGTGACTTTTCAATCTCAACTGTAGTATTATTCATGACATCGATTGCGTTATCAATGAGATCCAAAAATGAATCAAGTTGATCGATTGCTACACGATGATGTTTCCTATTCGTTTTTGAAGAATGCGCTGCAGCCCTAAGCTGTTTATTACTCTTGATGATCTTGTCGATGTTGGGTTTGGACTTATCGGGGGTGGCGGACATTCGGATTGTGAGACTCATTGTGAATAGTTATCCATTTATATCTTTAATCGGTTCACTTAGGTAACATAAACTTAAAGAATGATAAGCAATCATATATACGACTATAGAATGGCTCCCCCATTCATAATTTCACATCAAGACAGTGATTCACAGATGGTGGAAAGATCTGATGTTTTTGAAATTTTCCCTGTAAAAATTGGATCTTACATTTTTCCTCATGAACACAAAACACGTTTAAAACATTTATGTTTTGATATTTTTGATAAATATAAAAATAATAAAGAATACTCTCGCCAAAATGCTAACGGGCGGCCATTAACACATTATTTTGACCAGGAAAATTTGGTTTCACCATTACTTGATTACCCGGGTTTTGAAACTTTTAATAGTTGGATTAAAAGGTGTAGTATTGATTATATAAATAACACCCTCGGGTATGAGTGTGATAATGTGGTCATCACTTCGTGTTGGATAAATGACTGTTCAAAAGGTGGTTCCCAACCGCCACATAATCACGCAAATTCGGTGATATCTGGGACATATTTTGTTAATTTTACACCTGAAATACATGCACCTCTTACATTTTCTAAACCAAATATTGAGGGTAAACCATATTTAAGTATAGACCGCGACGCGATGATTGCCGCTCACATCGAACCATGTGACGGGACCTTACTATTATGGGAATCACATCATAGACATGGATATGATTTAAATCATGGTGATAAACGTATTAGTATTTCTTTTAATGTTATACCAGAAACATTACCTGGTGTTTATGGTTTTAAATTAATAAAAAGATAGATTTATGTACTCTTAATTTCTTTAATCAACTCATTGATGTCTCGATAATACCTCTTTAGGTCTTTCATGAATCTTTTATTATTTTCTAGAACTTCACATTCAACTTTGTTTAAATAAATCCAAGCAAGATTTGATTTTGAATATTTTGTAGTTTTTTGATTTTCATTTGGTCGACGCGCCACCAACTTTGTAGACTTCTTCTTTTGTGAAGCGGGTAGGACCTCCCTCCTATTCACGAATGACAGTGCCTGCATGACAGTATCTGCCAAATCATCTTTCTTTTTAGATTTCACAAATGTATCAATCCAATGAGAGTTTACTGAATTGCTACGTATAAAGTCTTCACACCTCTCTATGGAAACCTTCTTTCTCTTATTGTACTGTGCCTTACCTGGTCCAGCAACATCTGGGATTTTGTGTCGAGCATCATAAAGAATCGTTTCAGCTTTGGGACATTTAATGATGAAGTATGCATAAAGAAAATGCATAACAGATACCATCTTTTTGTTGCGG